CGCAAGTTAACAAGAAACGTGCGGTTGGGGAACTAAATCATCCCGAAGGCCCTACAGTTAACTTGGACAAGGTTTCGCACCTCATCACAGACCTCAAATTTGAGGGAAATGATGTGGTCGGAAAGGCACAAGTTTTGGATACTCCAATGGGTAAGATCGTAAAAGGTCTTCTTGAAGGTGGTGTACAATTGGGTGTGTCAACTCGTGGTATGGGTAGTCTTGAGAACCGAAACGGTGTTGCGTACGTTAAAGATGATTTCATCTTGAGTACTGTGGACATTGTTCAAGATCCATCTGCACCAGACGCATTTGTTAATGGTATAATGGAAGGTGTAGATTGGGTTTGGAATAACGGAATTTTGGAACCTCAAGTCATTGAAGATATGGAGACAGAAATTAAAAACACGCCGAAGGCATTTCGTCCAGAAGTGCAAATTCGGGAGTTCAAAAATTTCCTCTCGTTACTCAAGTCAAACTTTAAGGAGTAAAGCATTATGTCTGATTTAGACCAAAATGTTGAGCTTCCTGTCGATGAGATCGAGGAAGCAAGTGCTCAGAAAATGCCCGTAGGTGATGAGGCAGGCTCGATTGCTTCGGTTGACAAGGCAGAGAAAGGAACCAACCAGGCACCATTGCCTTCTGGTAAAGGTTCTACTGCTAAGCACAGCACGAAGAAAGATCCCGCACCAAAGACCAAAGCAGGTATGCTGAACGCTATGTACGGCAAGTTATCCGCAATGAAGAAGGCTGACCTTCACGCTATGTATAGCAAGATGGAAGGCGTTGAATTTGAAGAAGACGAAGAAGTTGTAGAACTTCCTGAGTTTTCTTACACGGATGAACTTGACACGTTAGTAGAAAACGAAGCTACTTTGTCAGATGAGTTTAAAGCGAAAACTGCTGTTCTTTTTGAAACTGCCATTCGTTCCAAGCTCGCCGAAGAAGTTGAGCGTTTGGAAGATGAGTATCAATCACGTCTTGATGAGGAACTGGACGCAACCCGTTCTGACCTCGTAGAGAAGATTGATTCATACCTTAACTACGTTGTTGAACAATGGATGGAAGACAACAAGCTCGCTGTAGAACAAGGTCTCCGCACTGAGATCGCAGAAGGATTTATGTCCAAGTTGCGTGATCTGTTCGAAGATTCCTACATCGACGTTCCAGAATCCAAAGTTGACCTCGTTGATGAGCTAGCAGAACAGGTTGAGGAACTCGAAGAGAAACTCAATGCGTCAACTGCATCATTGCTCGAAGGAAACCAGAAGCTTGAGGAATTCATGCGTGCCAACATCGTGCGTGAAGCTGCACGTGATCTCGCAGAAACTCAAGTAGAAAAATTAGCGTCTCTTGTAGAATCTCTTGACTTTGAAGACGAAGAATCATTCACACAGAAAGTTAAAACTGTGAAAGAGTCTTACTTCAAGAAAGATGTTCCTGCACAAGAAGAAGCTATCCAAGAAGATTGGGAAGCTGATCAATCACTAGAAGTACCTTCTGTGATGTCTGCTTACCTGTCCGCTATCCAAAAAACTAACAAGTAAGGAGTATACTCATGCAAGTATCTTACGACAAGTTGGTAGAAAAGTGGGCACCCGTACTTGATGAAGAGTCTGCTGGTAAGATCCAAGACTCTCATCGCCGAGCTGTAACGGCTGCTGTACTTGAAAACCAAGAAATCGCATTTCGTGAAGAAGCACAAATCAACGAAATCGCAACTAACTCAAACGCATCTGTAACAGGTGCTGGTGACGGCGTAACTGGTAACAACTGGAACCCAGTTCTTATCGCACTCGTTCGTCGTGCAATGCCTAACTTGATGGCATATGACCTTTGTGGTGTTCAGCCTATGACTGGCCCTACTGGTCTTATCTTCTCAATGAAGTCAAAGTACAAGACCACTCGTGGTGGTGCTACGGCTGATGACGAAGCATTGGGTCTGTTGGAACCTGTAGTACCATTCTCAGGTGACTCTGGTGCTAACGTAATGGAAGACGATCCTACTGCTGTGGGTAACCGTGGGCCTTCAGGTCTTGCTGGCGTTATCGACAACGACCTTGACTCTTCAATCGTTGACTCAGGTGCTACATACATTCCTGGCGGTCTGGGTACTCCTCCCGCTGGCGCTGGTATGAAGACTGAAGAAGCTGAAAACCTTGGAACCGATGGAAACACTGGTTTCGCAGAAATGGGTTTCACCATCGACAAGTCAACTGTAACTGCTCGCAGCCGTGCGCTGAAGGCAGAGTACACTCTTGAACTTGCTCAAGACCTCAAGGCAATCCACGGATTGGACGCTGAGACTGAGTTGGCAAACATTCTGTCAACTGAGATCCTCGCTGAAATCAACCGTGAGATCGTTCGTACTATCAACTCTCAGGCAAAGATCGGTTCACGTCAGGCTGGTATCCAGACTGCTGGTATCTTCGATCTTCAAACTGACGCTGATGGTCGTTGGTCTGTTGAAAAGTTCAAGGGACTCCTTGTACAACTCGAGCGTGAAGCTAACGTCATTGCTAAAGAGACTCGTCGTGGTAAGGGTAACATCGTAGTATGTTCATCTGACGTTGCGACTGCTCTGTCTGCATCTGGTATGCTTGACTACGCACCTGCCCTGAGCACTAACCTCCAAGTAGATGACACTGGTAACACGTTTGCTGGTGTATTGAACGGACGTACTCGTGTTTACATCGATCCTTATGCAGTTGCTGACTATGTAACTGTTGGATACAAGGGTACTAACCCATATGACGCTGGTGTATTCTACTGCCCATACGTACCTCTCCAGATGGTACGTGCGGTTGGTGAGAACGACTTCCAGCCTCGCATCGGGTTCAAGACTCGTTACGGTATGGCTTCTAACCCATTCGTTGGGTCAACGCCTGCTGACGGTCTTGCTGCAGTACGTACTAACCAGTACTACCGCATCTTCCGTGTGGATAACATCCTCGCT